TTCACGTCGCCCCGAATGAGCGCAACCGTGTCGAGCACCCGCTGCCCTGCGTCGAGCACGCCTGCTGCGCCGCCTTCGCCGCGCTTCTTTGCGGCTTCGGCGAGTTCGCTTTGCGTCTGCGCTGCGAGAAGTGCGACTTGCCCCGGCTCCATCGCGTCGATGTGCTGAATGTCGCGAAGCGTCTTCTTTGCGCTTGCGTACGACGCGCCTGCGGACGCCCTTGCGCTATCGGTCTGCGCCTTCTTCATCGCGATCTCAGCGTCGCGCATCTTCTGCTCGGTCGCTGCGATGATCTCGGCGGTCTTGCCCTCGGCGATGGCCTTGGCAATCTTGCCAGGGGCCATGGCTTCGCTCGTTCGCATCTCCGACTGCGCTGCGACGTTGTTGATGAACTCCTTGCCGCCAGGCAACGCGGCGAGCGTCGTTCCGACGAAGAGTTCAGCTTGGTCTGGAGCGATAGCGGCCATCTCGGCGGCGTTCTCGTACGCCCTCGCGTTCGCTTCATCGCCAGCGTTGCGCGACGCATCCGCACGCTGACGGAGAAGCGTGTTCGCCGTCTCGCGATCGCCGGATCGAAGCGCGCTGAACACCTGCCCACCGAAAAGCAACTCCTGCTGTTGCTGCTGCTTCGTCTTCGCGTCGAATCCCGCGCGAATGTTCTCGGCCTGCTCCTTCGGAAGCGTCGCCGTCAACTTCTCGTAGTCGGCTGCGGTGCGCTTCTCGCTCGGGATGTCGTAGAACGCCTTTACCGCCGCTTGCTGCTGCGCTTGCAGCTGCGCCTTTGCGCGAAGTGCCTGGTTCTCCAAAAGCGTCTGCTGACGCTGCGCCGCCGTGAGGTCGGCGCGCTCCATCAGCCCGGCGAGCTGCACGCCTTGCTGAAGACCGCTTGTCACGGCCTCGGCTGGATTCGGTACGTTTAGCGTATAGTTGAACGGTTGCGTCATGGTTCCCTCGTTCACGCCTTCGGGGCGAACGGCCCCTTACCCATCGCCCCGAGCCCGCCAAGCGTGCCGAGTGCGCCGCCGACGCCGCCGAAAAGGTTCGACATGCCCTGACCCTGCGCCATCGCCGCACCGGCCTGCGCTTGCCCCATGGCCCCGAGTTGGCCCATGACGCCCTGCGTGCCCTGCTGACCGTAGCCTGCTGCGCCGAGTGCGCTCTGCTGGCCCATGCCTGCGAGCCCGCCGAGCTGGCCCATCTGCTGCTGAATGAGCTGCGAGAGCATCTGCGGGCGGAACTCCGCAAGCGCGGCTTGTGTGTTGCCGCCGCGAAGACCGCCGGTCGCCGATGCGTTTTGAAGGATGGCCGATTCGCCCTGCTGCATCATCGCCTGAAACTGCGGCGACGATTCAAGCTGCGCGATCGCCGCTTGCTGCGCCTCGGGACCGCCGAGGCCGAGCAGGTTCTGCTGCGCGGTGAGCGCGCCTTGCCCTGCCTGCATGTAGGGTGCAAGGAGGCGCTCCATCTCGGCCTGCTGGCGACGCTGTTCGGCGATCGCAGCCTGCGACGCCTCGCGCTGCGCGCCCGACGCTTCCTCGGCGGCGCTCTTCTGCGAGAAGTACCCGCCGATTCCAGTGATGAGCGAGCCGCCGATGATGGCAGGAATGATGGGCTCAGGCATGTTCGAACTCCTTCAAGTAGTCGTCGAGCGTCTCGCCGTAGAGGTGCATGACGATGTGCGCTTTCGACTGGGCGACGGTGGGACCGTAGCAGAGATTGAGCACGGCGAGCACCAGGTCGTAGAAGCTCGCGCGCCAGACGAAAGACCGCGCGTCTGCGAATCCGTCGCGCTCTGCGCGGTCGGATGCTTGCCACTTCAGGATCGCCGTCGAGAGCGCCCCGCCGAGCGCGTGCGCGTGCGCGAGAAAGAACGGGTGACAAGGCAACGCAACGAGCGCGTTCCAGATGAGCGCGTCGAGGTCTGCGCGCTTCACCTCGTCACCATCGGCGAAGTCGTCGAACGTCTGAATCGAACGCCACACGAGCAGGAGCCACTCGCACGCCGACGGCGGCAGCGAGAGCACCTCTCGAAAGCAATAGTCGAGCGATTCGGACGGTTCGACGGCGCTCATCAATCGCCCCCGAATTCCTTCTCTTCCCACGCCTGGCACACGCGCAGGTCGTGGCAGACGAACGAGAACTTCGTGCAGAAGCCACGGAAGCCCGCGCCGACATCGAACGAGTTCCACGGGATGCGCTCCATCTTGAGCTGCGTCCCCGGCGTGTTGTCGTAGTACTCGCAGTTGGAGCAGCGACGACGGCGCGCTTCGGCCTCGTCGACCTGCATCGCCTTCGCGAGTGCGCGCCAGTACTCGCCGTTTGCGCCGCGCTCGTTCGACGGCTGCTCGGGACCGAGCTGCCAGTCTTGGATCACCATGAGCGTGTTCCTCTTGTTCTCGCTCGTCGACGGGAACGGCTTTTCGACGGGAATTCCGAGCATCATCATTGTCTGCACCTCAATTGAGCGCGTCGTCAGGTGAATTGAACGCCGTTCGCGGACCCGTAGAGCACGCCTGCGACGCTGCACGAGTACTGCACGACCTCGCCGGGCATGAGCAGCGCGCCGATGACCTCGGGGCAGAGGTACGTTTCGCCCGGAAGGACGGTCTTGTCCTTGATGCGCGGCGACGCGCTAGCGGGGCCAAGCCACACGGAGAGCGTCACGTTCGCCGTGTTCTCGTTCGTGAAGGCCATGTAGTCGATGCGCGTCTTCGCGGCGTTCGACGTGTACGCGGTGCCCTTCACGTTCGGCACGAAGCCGGGGGCGATGATCTGCGAGGGAGTGACGGCCATGCGCGCCTCAGATGTCGTTGGTTACGGTCAGGATAACGGAAGGAATCTCAGGGACAACGCCCGCCGCTGGGAAGTGCTCCATGCGGACTGACACGTTGTCGACGGCGTACATGAGTTCGAAGTAGTCGCCAGGCTTCAGCTCTAGCACCCAGTTCCACGCCGCGACCAGCTCCGCGTCGTTACCTTGCAGCCGCACCTGAGAGGCCGAGTCGGGCACGTCGACGCCGGAGATGCGCGGCCAAATCCACATGATGCGCGCGTTCGGTGCCGTGTTGTCGAGCTGCGCGGAAAATTGGAAGTTGTAGAACGCCCCGTCGGCGACGTAGATGCGCGAGGTGTTCACCGAGTCGCGCCAGACGCCGCGCTCAACGTCCACCGTGTCGAAGGTGACGGGGTAAGCCACGTTTGGCAGCAGGGCCACCTGGTCAACGTTCGAGCTGAACGTGCCGAGCCCCTTTCGCTTCAGCGGCACGATCGGTGGCAACGTCGCACCGACCATCGCCAGCTCAGAAACGGCGTTTAACGCGCGTTCGGCAGCCTGAGCGATGGCGAGGGCGTTCGAGGCTTCAATCGCCCCGTCTTGGGCCAATTGCGCGACGACACCGGCCAGTTTGTTGACGCCTGCGAGCGCCGCACCGGCGTCGAGCGTCACCGCGTCGAGGCCCGTCGTCTGAATCTCGTCGACCGTCGAGAAGAGAAGCTCGAATTGACGGATCTGCTCGTGCTCGACGAGGAACTTCGCGAGCTGGTCGCGGGTGAGGCCGAGGCGTCGAATCGCCATCACCACACCAGCGGTTCGAGGGCGGCTTCGAGGCGCGCAATGGGAAGGTGCGCCCACGAGTCGCCGCGAAAGCGTTGAATGCGAAAGCGCCGCATCGAGCCTTGACGACGCCAGGCGATGCGATGTTGCCGAGCGCCGAAGGCACCGACGCGCACCGTGTGGTCGACCGACCACGTGAGGCCGTCGAGGCTGTAGCTCGTCGAGATGATCGGGTCGGTGCCGAAGGGCACGGAGCCAGGAAGCGCGATCAGCTCCAGCTCGTTGAAGATGGCCCCTGCGGACTCGTTGAAGAAGATCGGCGTCGTGAGTTCCCACCGCACGCGCTCGCCCCAGTGCGTCGAGACCGTCTGCACGAAGTGCCCGAACGCTGCGCTCGACGGGTCGCCGACGCACCAGCGGTCGTAGGCCCAGACGAAATTTCGCGCGCGGTACGCCGAGAAGCCTTGAACGGCGCTCGTGAGCACGAACCAGACTTGCGTCCCGAGAGCCTTCGACGCCTCGCCGTCGAAGACGAGCGTGCGATCGGGCAGATGAACGTAGAGGAACGTGTGCGCCCGATCGTTGCGCGCTTCGAGCTTCACGCCTGCGAGCTGCGCTTCCGTGTAGGTTGCAAGAATCTCGTCGATCTCCTGCGTCGAGAGCTTGTTCGCGACCGCGTTGGCTCCGATGTAGATGCCCGGCGCTTCGTTGCGCCCACCGCCGAGGAACGCGATCGCTTCCTGGTAGGCGCAACAGGCGAAGGTGCCGACGCAGCCCTTCATGATCTGCGCGCCCTCGATGCGCTGAAAGGGAAAGCCGACGCCGCCCACGTTGTCGAAGACTTCGATCGTGTAGCGGTTGAGCGCGGTGACTTCGTTGCGCACCTTCACGAGCGCCACGATGGGGTCGGGGTCGGCCTCGCTGCTTGCGTACTTCAGCGGGCTGACGACGAACGGATCGTTCAGCTCGGTGACGATGAGGAACTCGCCGTCCGTCGTCATGAAGTAGCCGTCGACCCAGCAGAA